AGGAGGACAGAGACATGGAACACGATTGTGGAAACTGCAACCACCACTGGCAAGCCGAGGGGCGCGTAGAAAGCTGTCCCGAATGTCGAAGCTGGCATGTGATGACAGCCGACGAATGGTCCGAGCAGGACGCGAAAGAGGAGGAAGAGAAATGAACAGTGTTTTGAAGCAAGCAATCATTGACGCAATATGCGAGGGCATGGGCGATGAAGCGAGGCCGTGGGATGCAAGCAACGTCTCACCGGGCTGGCTTCGCGAATACGTCCAGCATGAAATAGACGTTATCACTGACGGCGAATGGTTCGAGCAGTTGGTTGAAAAGGCAGTAGCTAGGAGGCTGGAGAAATGAGCAGCTTTGATTTTGAGCAGACAGACTATGTCTGCGAGGAATGCGGCGGCAGTGAATGGCACGCTAACCGCTTCTTTTGCAACAGCCGCAAACAATGGTTCAGTGATGACGTTTCGCAATGGTGTTCAGATTGCGAACAAGAGGTCGGACTGATTGAAGCTGACGAATGGGAGGAAGAGAAATGAACAGCGAAGACAACCCATTGACAGAGCATGACGCGGAATTCCTGCGGGCTTGCATGGATGCAGTGAACAACCACCCGCACGACGGAGTCATGGAGACAGCCTATAACCTGTCGCTGATGTTCCACCATGCCGTGCTGAGACTGGCACATAACTGCCGTGACGGCAGGGACGCCGGACTGGTCATGCTTTCTTGCACGATTGATGAAGCAAAGATTGACGCAACCAAACAGCTAATAGCCGAAGACATGGAAGAGGAGGAAACACCATGCAGGAACTAACAAGGGCCGCTGCCTACTGGTCCAACGAGATTGACCGGCAGTTGCGAGTCATTGAGGGCTTGGCAGGACAACGTGCCGAAGCATTGAACAAAGCCGAGGCAATAGAGCGCGAACTGTCCCGTGAAAGGACAACGCTCGAAGGGCTGGAGCGCATAGCAGAGAAAGAGAGGGGCAACCCATGCACATCATAAACGAGGCACAGAAACGGGCTTTCATCGAGGTCATACAGGCGGCATCTGAAATGCTGGAAAGGATGGACTGCGCACCAGAGAACTATGACGACGAATGGCGCGATGCCGTCAGGGAAAGCATCCACAGTGCATCATGGATGGTCAGGAGTCATCACATCTACATCAGCACAAAGGAGGGCTGAAACATGTACATCATCGTAACCACGCTGGAGTTTAGCCGCACACATGGCGGACCTAGCTACCGGGACAACTACGAACTGGCAGACACGCTTGAAGAAGCGCAAGCCGTCATAGAGAAAAGACAGAGCAAGGACTATGTGCCTGGCGAGTACAGCATCTCAAGCTGGGCCATCGCAGAGGTGGTGACAGCATCCGAGCCACACTGGATAGAGAAAAAGGAGGTATGGGGCAGTGACCGCTAATGACCTGAAACACAGGCGGGAGATGCTTGGCCACACACAGCAGAGTTTTGCTGAACGACTAGGATTGGCCAGACGTACCGTCCAGTATTACGAAAGCGGAGAACATGACATACCGCGTACTGTAGAGCTGGCGCTGCAAGCCTTGGAACTGGAGCAAAAATAAAATCTAAAAAAAATCTCTGGCAATGTCATTGCTACTGCAATGTCATTGCTGGAGCAGTACTGCATCGCAATGACTGAACAATGTCTTTTTTAGAAATAGATTTGTTTTGTTTCTGTGTCAGCAATGACACTGCGGCAACAATGACACGGCAGTTACATGTCTGCCGCGTGACAATGAGAAACTCAAATATCACATTTCAAAACGTCTGTAAAGAGGAGGCACAGACATGGAAATCATCACTAAACAGGAGGCTAGGGAAAGGGGGCTCAAATTTTACTTCACAGGCAAGCCGTGCAAGAACGGGCATGTGGCACCGAGACATGTCAGCGGGCCGGGCGTCTGCACAGAGTGCAACCGGCACAAAAACAGATGCCCTAAGAAAAGGAAAGAGGCGCGGGCGCGGCACGTCGCAGAGTTAGAGGCTAAGATTGGCCAGAAGATAATGACCCGGCAGGAGGCAGAGAAAGCCGGACAACGGTTCTACTTCAATGGTAAACCCTGCCCCAAAGGCCACCTGTCCGAAAGAATGCTGCCATATGGGCATTGCGTAGCTTGTCACAAGGAGGGCTCAAAAAAATGGAAGCGTAAGAACCACGACAAAGTTTTGCAGTCTCATTACGAATACTACCACGAGCGCGGCGGCAGGGAGCGTTACAAGGAGTGGCGCAAGAAATGCTTTGAGGAAAACCCCAACCTGCATCGCGAACACTACCAGCGTTATTTTGTGGATGTCCCCGAAGAAAAGAAACAGAAGCGCAAAGAACGGCACCGGACGCGCCAGCGGGAACGGTGGGCGGAGGACATCGAACACAGGGAGCAGCGGAAACTTGAAGCGCAACTGCGCCGCAGGTACTTGAGGGAAGCAATGCCCAAGGGGATTGACCCAAAGGTCTTTGCCCCCTTTTACAAAGAGGCAGCGAGAAAGACGCGACAGACCGGCGTAAAGCATCACGTTGACCACTACTATCCGCGCAACGGAGAAGCGGTCTGCGGGCTGCATGTGCCGTGGAATCTGCAAGTGATTACCGCAGAGGAAAACCTAGCCAAAAGCAACAAGATGCCGGAAGAGTTTTACGGGCCGGACCACACACCGCCGGTATGGGAGGGGGGCGATTAGCAATATGCCCCCACTTAATGCTAGGCTTGAAGAGAAAGGAGCGTTGACATGTTTAAGGCGCTCGTACTGGTGTGCGTAATAGGGCAGCCGAATGAGTGCGCCCTGTTTGAAGACACAACAGGACTAAAAGACACAGAGCAGGAGTGCTACGCACGGGGCATGGAGATGGCAAAGGCTGTCATCCCACTGTTCCCCGCGCCTATGCAAGCCCACTTCAGGTGCGAGAAGGCTGACGCGATTTAGCCCGCTTGTTTGTACCCGGCTTGCGCCTGTTCCAGAACGGTTGCTGCGCTGCCGTCGGCTTTACCTTGCGCTGGTAACGCCCGGGCGGAGTCGGCGGAACATCAGGCGTGGCTGTCACCGTGGCCAATAGGTTGCGGAACTCGTCCATGCTCATGTCGGCTGCGCTCTTCATCTGTCAATCCCTCCCTGACAATCATGCACCACGTATCAAAGCTGACCGTGGCAGTGTCGGCCTTGCCCCAAAAATCTGGGTTGATGGCCGATAGGAAAACCACACAGCGGATAGGCTGGCGGTCATACTTATAGATGAGGACAGGCTCACACATAGCAACGTCTGCTGCCTTGGTCACTTGCCGCCACCAGTCATCTCTGTATGTCGAGCCCGAGGCGTAGCGTTTACACTCTATGACCCAGCCAGGCACCCCAATCAGGTCACCCCGGTCACCGCTTCTGTATTGTTCGAGGTCTCGTTTCGCCTCATAGCCTAGAGAGTCACGGCACATATTCGCAATAGTGCGTTCAAATTGTGCGCCTTTTGCACGTCCATTGGTCATGTCTTCACTCCATAGCACATAGCCCTTGGCCCCATGCCAACCACCCAGAGGATAAACCTCCCGCCCCACCGGCACCTCGTCATCACGATGCGCGTACCGGCAGACAATCAATCGCTGGCCTCAGAATCATATTCGATTTCAAAATAGGGCATCAGTTTACCCTCGCCTCCACACACCCCACACTCACAAGAAAAACTACGGGTGATGCCGAACCCTATTTCGCTATGCTCATACAAGTCAATGGGGATTACCCCGTTGCCCTCACACCTCACGCAATCAACCAACTCATCCGAATCAAAGACTAAAAACATTGTTGACACCTATGTTGGAAATGTTTAGAACGTGGATATGGAGGGTCACATGGAAAGAACAATCCCTGATTACAGCCTGTTCTTCGGACGGCAGCATGTCAGCGCGTCGGGTGCAACGCAGCCGATTGACGAGCATGTCCTGAAGTTGTTCTTGCGTAAAGAACACAAGATTAATTTCCCCTTTGCGGCCCGGCCCCGTGCTGGTCAGATAGTTCAAAGCATAGCGGACATGGCACTGGGCGTCCACGACTACAGCCCTATCTATGGCCGCAAGGAGCCAATAGACTTTGACGAAGCTGTGCGTAAAGGCATGACTGAGTTCGAGTTTTACAAGCCGCGTGACTGGGACGGGGGAAAGGATGCAGAAGAGTACCACCACTTCAAGGAAGTCATACCGGAGATGGCGAGATACGCTGTTGACGGCATCAAGGAGTTCTACGGAGACGACGAGTTCGAGGGCGAATACCAGCGGCTCTACATTGAGGAAAAGCTGGATGTCCCGGTCATCCTGTTCCAAGACTTCACGGGGTCTGGCCGACAAGTTGACCTGAAGTGCAGCTTGCCAATGCGAAACCCACCGAAGAAAGACGGCACCCGCACTTGGCGCAACCCAAAGCCTAAGACCGAACCGCTTCCCCAGCAAATCATGCAACAGGCAGTCTATTGGAAGGCGACAGGTGATGCGCCAGGCCTCCTGTTTGTGACCCCTGCTGGCTACAACATCGTCACCGCCGAAAACTGCGACGCACTAAAGCCTGAAGCCCTAGAGGCAACTTATCAGGACGTAGTGCAGCGCTGGGTGGTGCAACAGAACTTGCTCAAGGCTGCGAATGGCAACTGGAGCAACCTCTTTGGCCTTGTCCAGCCGGACTTTGGTCAAATCGCGGGCCGCCATGGCCCTGACATCGTGAAGATAGCTAGAGAAATTTGGAGGGTTTAGCTATGAAACTAAAAATCGAACGTGACATTTCAATCCCTAAGCGCAAGCCCGGTTCCGGCCGCACCATGAGTAGCGAAAGCGAACTTGCCTTGCAGATGAAGCCCGGCGACAGCGTACTGTGTCCCAACGAGGTTGTGTACAGGCGGATTATCAAGACACTGTGGAAGCATAACAAAGCCTATGTTTCACGGCGTGTTGACGAAGGGTTCCGGGTGTGGCGGGTTGACGGGCGCAGTCTGCCCAAAGCTGCCAATGCCTGACGTTGGTGAACTACAACAGCAGGTAGACCGGCTTGAGAAAAGGCTAGCCGAGCTACAGGCAGAGATGAGTGACATGAAGGCGGCTTGGACTGTCTTCATGCACTTGATGGCAGACCATTTGCACAAAGGAAAGGTAACAGATGAGCAAGATGATTGATGCAATGGGGCTTGTCTCCGAATTGCACAAATCCCACGGGATAGCGCAACGGGGTGGCAAGAAGTACACCCAGGTTGTCCACCGCATGGAGGCGTTCCGAACCGTCTTCGGCCTTGAGTGCGGCGTTGACACGGAGATTCTCGTGGACGACGGGCAGCGTGTGGTTGTAAAAGCCGTTGTCACAGACCATAATGGTCACATCGTTGGCTCAGGGATGGCAGAGGAAATCAGGGGCCAAGGCAACGTCAACAAGACAAGCGCCTTGGAAAACTGTGAGACATCTGCCATTGGTAGGGCGCTGGCAAGCATCGGTCTGTCCGGTGGTGAGTATGCCAGTGCTAATGAAATGGAGGCTGTGCCGAGGAAGCAGCAGAACTTGGAGACATCCAGTTCAGGCGGCGGCTCCAGCGGGAACCCTCCATCCCCTGTCGAGACGTCGCCTGATGCCCATGAAGAATCTGACCGTCATCTATACGTTCAGGTGAAGTCTAGGCTGGAGAACATAAAGATGGTTGGCGGTGTCCATAACCTGTTCGCTGAGAACAAGCACCTCATCATGGATGTCAAGAAGCGCAATCCTCAACGTGCGCAGGCGCTCTTTGACCTATTTCAAAAGCACGAACAGAGCCTTGGAGGTTAATCATGGCAAGACAGTGGAAACCAATCACCCAGTTCCGGGCTTGGCCCAACGACAAGGGTGCTGCCAAGTTTGGCAACAGCAAGTGGACGCCGTACAAGGACGGTGCGCCAGCGGATGTGCATCTCAGGCATGACGTACAGTATTCTGTGCGCGTGTACGAGAACGACGACGGCAGCATCACGTTAAAGGTCGAACAGCCTATTGAATACACCGGCACAGACAGCGTAGCTGACGACGTTTCGCAAGGTGGATTCAAACAGGTGGCAGAAGCGGCTGGCGTTCAGGAAACTGCGCGTAAGCCAAAGATGTCTTTGGATGATGACATCCCCTTCTAAGCAAATCTTGGTAGTGCCTAGGCCAGAAGGAGTGCTGGTTAGTATAGAGGGCGTGTCCTACTACAGAGACATGGACTCAACACAGCTACTCTGGATGGCCGGGCGCTTCCTCAATGCGGGATTGGAGGCCCAACGTGAGGAAAAGAAAACCGAAAACCAAGAACCGAGACACAAGGAAATTAAACTGTGAGTTCTGCGGTAAGGAGCATTATGTCATGGATGGAACGTGGGTTGCGAATGGGAACGGACATAAGCTTTGCTATGACACGCAGACAGGAGGGTGCTTTGAAAAAGTGCGCAGAGTGCAATCAAGTGGTGCTTGAAAAAGGCATACCAATACCCGGCGGCAGACGCGACAGGTGGAATATACTTTCTGGTATGGAGGTTGGTGACAGCCTAGTTGCGACAACCGAGCGTGATTTCGAGAAGGTTCGCGCGGCTATGAGGTACAGAGGCATGGAGTACCGCTCACGCAAGGAACCTAACGGTACTGGGTACAGAATTTGGAGAATTGAGTAGTTCCTCCCAGCTAGGTAACCTAGCCACTAAGCCCCGCTTCGGCGGGGTTCTTTTTTACGGGAGTAACTACCCTTGCCCTTCTTGGGCTTGAGGATGCGCGGCTTGAACAGCTTGCTCATCAGGCTGCGGGCTTGCGGGTTGCGAGGCATCACGCTCTGGCTTTCTTGGCCTTGTTCCGCTTGGATATGCCTGACGCCTTCTTCCTAGCGTCAGCCTTGCTAGAGGCACCCCATGCCCGTAGAGAGAGCAAGAGCCTGGTCGGCTTGCCCTTTGCGTCACGCTCCGGGCCTTTCATTCCAGCCATGCGGGCAAGGAAGGATGCACGGCGCGGGTTGTCGCCCTTCTTCACAGGACGCTTGAGGTTCATGCCCTGCTTCTTGGCAGAACGACGCCCAGCCTCGTTCAAGCCACCCTTCGGGTTCTTGCCAGCCTTGCGCTGCCATGCCGGAGTCTTAGCCACGGCGCTTCTTCTTGGCCGCACCCATGGTCGGCTTCTTCTTGCCTCGCAGCTTTGCGAAGTCAGCACCAGTAATCTTGTTACGCGGCGAAGCTACAGCCGCCATCTTTTTCTGCTTCGATGAATACTTTGCACCAGGCATCACACTACCTCTTTCATACGTTGCACCAGACGGTCTGCCCGCGCTGTCACTTGGTTATACCACAAACTGTCCACCATCTCATCCGCTGCGCGGTTCCAGTCACGGTCGTCCACCGCAGCCTTCATGCCCCGGAACTTGGACAGGCGCGGCAAGCCCATGTTGAAGAGCATGTTGGCGATGATTAGCTGCACCTCTTCTGGCAAGTCAGCGAAGTCAGGATATAGTTTCTCACAATCTTGTAGCGTGATGGTGATGTCTGCCTCGAAGGCTTCCCGTACCCGTTCATCGCTAATGCTAGTGCCAACTGGCTCACCATGTTCAGGGTCTTTCTTGGTAATCATATGGCCTACGCCAAAAGTGGGATGCCCTGCCGGGCAAATGTAAATCTCGTTGACACTCCCCTCGTCGGCTTTGAGGTCGTCACACAGTTTCACTAGATTCATTTTGTCTTCCTGTAGCGCCTTGTCTTCTGCGCAATTCGTTTTGGTTGCTTGCTAACTTGTTTCCCGGCTCTAGTAGCCTTCCTCTTCGCTCTCGTGGTCGCCGCATATTCTTTGGGTGAGAGGGCTTTAATGGCTCTAGACGGTAGATAGCGCTCCCCGGTAGCTTTCGGGCCCTGCGTGGACGGCTTACCACTCTTGGTTCTCCATTTCTGCTTTGTCCAAGACTTCAGGCTTCGTTGTGATTTCTTGAGTGCCATCAGTTCTTATAGCCGCCCCCTGCTGACTTGTACTGCTTGGCCAGCATCTGCGCCTTGCGGGCAGACCACTGCCCCGGCTTGCCACCTTTGCCGCCAGCTTTGATTTTGGAGAAAAGTCTTTTGCGCATAGTAGGCTTGGTGTAGTTACCAGCCTCGTTCACGCGGGACTTTGTTTTAACAGGTTTGCGGGCCATCATTTCTTCCTGAACTTATCCAAGCCTTTGATGCCAAGGGCGGCACTGCACACCAAGAATACCAAATATTGGTACCAGTCGGGTAGTTCATTTAGCCGGTCAAAGCCATTCTGCACCACATCTTCCATGCCGGGGATGAACACCAGCACGACAGGAATAAGCACAATCACCGTGACGATTTCGTCTTTGAGGGATGTCTGTGTGGACTGCGCCATGATGAGTTCCCACTTGGAATCATGCGTGGCGGCTGTCTTCATTACCTCGGCCTCTGCCTCGGCCTTGGCAACCTTCACCTGAGACTTGGCGGCTTTCTCTGCGGCCTTGCCCTTGAGCCAGCCACCGGCCAGTTCGCCAACGATGGGAATCAGTGCTTGAATCATTCCTCTATCCTTATGCAAAGAAGCTCTTGATTGTTGTGTATGTGTGACTGCCAATTAACCTCGGTACTTTGGAAGTAACACTCAGCCATCGTCTCAGTTGTGGTAATAGGCTCAACATTATATTCCGTGGCTGACACCGCAGTGACCAGCACTAATGACCAGGCCACATTCATGCCTTTTTCTCGCTTCCAAGCCACACAGCAAAAGCACCAGTCATGGCACCGCTGACGACACTGACCATGGCACTCTGCTGGGTTGTGATGTCTTCGAGGGACATGCCCCACTCAATGACGCGGATATACATGAATGTCATCACGAACATCATAAGACGCGGCAGTATCCTCCACGCCAAGAAGCGCTCCATTGTAATATCCATTATAACCTCCCTTGATGGTGTAAGATTAGGGCAAAAAGTGCGCCTAGAATGGCAAGAAAGCACAGCACAAATGCCCCGATGATTGTGATGTCTATAATCTTCTTGCGTCTGGCTGCGGATGCAACAACTGCCTCGCGCCTAGCAACCCGCGCCTTGGCCTGAAACCTCTGCCAGTCGCTCCATAGCCCGGGCCGACCAGCGTAAATCATAATGGTTTTGAGTTCGTCTTCCTGTTGCTTGAGCTTTTCCAGAGCCATAAACTCTTCGAGGTCAGAGCCGCCACCCTTCTTCTGGGCCTTGGCTTGCAGCTTCTCTTTGGCACCCACAAACTCTGCAACGGCACTGCCAGCAGAGGCTATGTCCTTGCCATTCTGGATGGCTTGCTTGATTACGGCAAAGGCGGCGTTGGCGGCAGCGAGTTCAGCAAGCATCAGTAAATCCTTGTAGTGTCACGCCTGACCTGGACGGGTAGGCAGTAGCTTGTAATCTTCCCTCCTTGCTTATGAAGACGTTGCGCAAAATATACGCACTCGTCCACGTTCCAGAAGTGCATGTCCTTGCTTTTAGGCTTGCCGTCTAAGAAAACGTGAAGCAGAAACACATGCACCAGTTCCACATCAGTCGCGCCCGGTCAGCTTCCGCACGGTCTGGGTTTCCCAGAGCCGCACCAGCACATATATGCCGGTTACCACCGCCACGATGTCCGGGGCCATCCCCATCCAAGCGGCAGCGGTGCCTGTGCCAGCCGCAACGTCGAGAGCGATTTTCTGCTCCTCTGGCATCAGTCAGCGTCCGCAATCGTCAGCAAGCCTTCCGACTGCTGACGCATGATTTCGTCGTAGTGACGGTTTCCGGGGGCGAGGGGGGCAATCAACTCGTCGCCATCAATCGTTGCCTTGATTGCCACGTTAGAGCCTTCATACGCCTCATACTGTGCGTTAGTAATGCTCATTGTGTCCATATCTATAACTCCGCATCAAACTTAAAATTAGGACTAGTCAGTGAAGGACGGAAATCAGTCGTACTCGCCTTGCTCACTTCAAAGTTATGAGACTTGTCATTAGTTTGAACAGTTGCGATTGAAAAACCGCTAGTGATGCCGCTATTGGTTACTGTTGGGGATGTTCTCATGCGTACAGGGTAGTTAATCGCCAGTCTTAAAACAGTGATAAAGTCTACATTCATAGAGTGACCGCGATACAGTGGCGGAGCCTCATAGAAATAGCGGGTACAGGCAATTTCTTCTGACGCAAACGACCGATGCTCAAACGGCGTGGCCTGTTCGCCGACCTCAAACTGCACGCCGGTGATGTAGAAGTCATTGCCTACCGTTCCCATCCAGCCATTCGCTGTTGCGTTTGTGCCATATGTACCTGTACCCCAAGTGTTGTTTGTGCCGTGATAATCTGTACCCCAAGCAAAGCCCCAGTAAAGACTGAGGCCGTGGCCAGTGCCGCCACCAATAGCGCCTGCGGATGAAGTAATAAGAGAAGTGCTACCAGCGGTAGGCGACACAGTTATTACTTTTTGCTCCCAAGTGTCTGCGCTTGAAATAGTGTATTCAATAGGGATGCGATAAGCAGTCTGACCATTAGCAACCTTGTCAACTGTCAGGAAGTATGTGCCTGTCGTGTCCGACTTGACCCAAAAAGAAACCGTAAAAGATTGAGCCGATGACGAGCCGTATTTAAGCTGCTGTAGGTCATCACCTTCAAATTTGTATTGCAGGGCGTAGTAGTCTGCCGCAGCAATAGAGGTGTCCGCTGTAGATACCAACATTTTCAATGCCTGATACTGACCTGTCGTAGCAATCTCACCTGTGGTCAAGTCGTACTTTTCGCCGGTAAATGCACCGCCGCCATTTGAAAAGCCTTTGAAGCGGTCTACCGCACCATAGGCATTGGTCATTGTGGTTGCTGCTGTTGCCCTCTGGAAACACGCCATTGAACCGTTGATGATGAGGTTCCTGCCAGTCAGGCCACCAGCCTCGGCGCTTCCGGCGAGGTCTGCGAAATCTCTTGCTCTGCTCATGATGCGTTCTCCTTAGCAAGCCATCAGGACGCACGGCACAAGGTAGCTGCCATCGTCGTATGTGTGTGAAACTGTGGTGCTGGTCACCTTCGCAATCGTCTTGCTGCGAACAATGTCATCGCCTTGCGGCTTGGCAGTGCCGTCACCTGTTGACATCAGCAAGTCGCCTCGTGCCACTGTCGTGCCTTGAGCAATGCGGATGACCATATCGCCGGTCATTGCGATGTTCATGTCGGCGGTGAAGTCCTCGTCGTCATCATCCCAGTTGACGAATACGCCAGCCACGTTTGCATCGCCCTCAACGGATGACACAGCCATACAGTTAAGCTGCTCGTTGTCTTCTGTCACACCGTCCTTTGTCCACTCAGCCATCTGGTCGAGGTTGGTCATCACTGTGCCTTTGACAAGGCCGTCGATGCGGTTGCCGTCAGTGGCTTGTGACCAGCGGGAAAGGTGTCCACCATTATAAGAAACGGTGCTGCCAGATACAGAGATTGTGCCTTCTTGGGTTCCATCTTGTGAAAAAGAAACCAATGTGCCGTCACTGGCCAATCTGTTGACTTCTAGAGGCTGCGCGTTGTCTCTCGCACAAGCTATCAGACCTTTTGAAAATCCATTAGCTGCGTTGATGGTAACTCCGCCATTTCCAGCCCCCGAATTGTTATACATAGACGCATCGGTGGTTCCGAAAAATATCTGGCCGCTGCTGTCGATGCGCATACGTTCTGAAACATCAGAACCAGAAGCGGCTGTGTAAAATATTATAGCGCCATTATCAGAACCATCTTCGGCAAATGACATTTGAGCATATCTGTCGCCGCCACTACGTCCTTCGTTTCTTGCTTCTAATATAAAATTTTTACCTGAACCTGTTTGCTCCGCAGCAATAACAGTGTTGTTAGCACCGCCTAGTTTTAAAAGTCTGGAAACACTTCCATTCTGGGTAGTGAAATCTGTTGTCCCAAGACCGACGTAGCCGGTGTCACGAGGCATGACTAGCGCATTAGCATCGCCAGACGTGGCCAGATGGATGCGATTGTTGGTGCCGTCATACTTCAAAAAGCCTTCTTTTGTGCCGTCATCATTTTCGTACAGCGAAAGTTGTGCTGTGCCGCCATTGTCGGAGCCAATCAGAACCTCAGAGGTTCCGGCTTTGTAAAACTCTGCCAAACCGCCTGGAGATGTTGTGCCTACGCCAAAATTACCCGACGCAATAATCGTGTCACCTGTGCCATTCGGGTCGAGGGTAATGTCGCCGTTAGTGTCGGTGCTGCTGATGGTGTTGCCGTCGATGCGGATGTTGTCCACATCAAGCCTTGCATTAACAGTCACGTTCCCACTGAACGTACCACCAGCAGACGCAGACACAGTGTCAGCCACAGTGAAGCTCTTGAACGCATAGATGTTCACAAGGTCATTGGCAGCCGCGCCAGAAGCCAGCACAACGCTGGTGCCGTTGGTGGCGGTAAAGTCAGACGGGTCGAGGACGATACCGTTCATCACGACTTGCAGATTGTCTGCCGTATAGGACAGAGTTGCACTGTTGTCGTCAGAGCCAGAGAATGTGGTCTGCCCTGCCGTCGCTGTG